CTGACGTAGAGGTGGAAAGTCAAGCAATCGGACAAGTTATGTGTGTTTCTGCAGATTCAGAGTATTCATTAGTTTGGATGAATCTGTAATAAAATAAACAATTAACTCTTCGGGTGGAGTGTAATGACTCCACCCCTAGATAAGGAGGAAAAATGGCTGATGCAGTATTAAATCAAACACTTTATCAGGGTACAAAAAAGTTAATCACACATTATCAAAATGTTTCTGATAATTCTGGAGGCACAACTACAGTAGTTGATGTTTCTGGTCTAGACGCAGATACATTAGGAAATTCTTGTGCAACAGTTACACTAAACAAAGTATGGTATAGTGTATCTATGACAGCAAAAGTAGATGCTGTAAAATTAATGTGGGATGCAGATACAGATGCAACTTTTTTAACTTTAGAACAAAGTGGATTTTTAGATTATAGCTCAATTGGTGGTATTAAAAATAACAAAGCTACTAATTACACTGGAGATGTTAAATTCGTTATGCCAGCTTGTACGGCTAATGATAGTGCTACAATTACGTGCGAATGGCTTAAGAATTACTAGGAGGTAGCAAATGGCTAATACTACTTCCGGAACAGTCACGTTCGACAAAACGTTTTCTGTTGATGAAATTATTGCAGAAGCTTATGAACGTATAGGTTCACAAGTAACTTCTGGTTATCAATTAAAATCAGCAAGAAGATCTTTAAATGTTCTTTTTCAAGAATGGGGTAATAGAGGTTTGCACTACTGGGAAGTAGCTGAAACTAATATTGATGTTATCGAAGGACAAGCTGAATATACTTTTTACAGAGCATCAGGTGATGGAACAAGTTCCGTAACAACTGCTCCAGCAAGCGTTTATGGTGTAGCAGATATTCTTGAAGCAACACTTAGATCTGATAGAACAGCAACAGGTCAATCTGATTCTGCTCTTACAAAAATAGCTAGATCTGCTTATTCAGCATTATCAAGTAAACTTTCTAAAGGAACTCCATCACAATATTTTGTTCAACGATTCGTGGACAAAACAACTTTAACCGTTTATCCAACAGCAGATTCATCTAATGCATCTAAAGACTTACATTTTTATTATGTAAAAAGAGTGCAAGATGCAGATGCAACTTATACAGACGCAACAGATGTTCCATACAGATTTGTACCTTGTATGGTTTCAGGACTTGCATTTTATTTATCACAAAAATTTAACCCACAATTAGTACAACAAATGAAATTGTTGTATGAAGACGAGTTAACACGAGCATTAGCAGAAGATGGTTCTTCATCTAGTACTTATATAACTCCGAAGAATTACTATCCGAATATATAATGGCATACGCACGAGGAAAATACGCACAGGCAATATCAGACCGATCAGGAATGGCTTTTCCATACAATGAAATGGTTAGAGAATGGAATGGAATGTTTGTTCATAAATCTGAATATGAATCAAAACAACCTCAATTAGAGCCAAGACCTCATGGTGGAGATGCACAAGGATTACAAAATATAAGATCAGATAGAACAGAAAATGCTGTAGCACAATTACTACCACATGATCCGTTTACCACGTACGCGGCTTCATCAGGCATTATAAATGTTTATGCGCCGGATCATGGGCTAACAAATGGATCAACGTATAGATTTAGAGGAGCACCAACAGTTTCAGATGGTTCTGCAGGATATGGCAATCCAGTCAGCTTTGATGGCATAGCAGGATCAAATATTGCATATGCTTCAGGTTATGCTATTACTACAGGTAAGTATGTTGGCGGTAGTAGAGACACAGATCAAACAGATGATTGGTTTTATTTTACAGTTAACACAAATACTGCAACAGCAGGTAGCGTGAAAGGAGGAGGGTTTCCAGTCTCAGTAGGACCAGTAACCCTTAGTGCATAATGGCAGGATTTACATATTCAACATTGACAACAGCAATTCAGAATTATACTGAAGTTGGAACAGGTGTACTTTCAAGTACAATTACAGATCAATTTATAGATAATTCAGAACTTAGAATTCAAAGAGATATTCCAATTGATGCAGATCGAAAAGAAGTTGTAGGTAATTTGGTTGCTTCAAAAGACAATGTTTATGCTCCTGCGGGAACTTTATTTGTTAGAGGACTTCAAGTTTACACTTCAACAAGTGCTGCAACTGGAGCTAATAGCTGGTTAGAAAAGAAAGATATTAGTTTTTTAAGAGAATACGATACCGCTGAAACAACTACTGGCACACCAAAATATTATGCTATGTCGGGTGGAGCAGAAGGAACTGGAGCAACATCTTCAGGAAGACTTACTATTGTCCCAACACCGAGCTCGGCTTTTATGTACAAAATTCATTACAACGCTAGACCGGTAGGATTGAGTTCAGCGAACACAACAACTTATTTAAGCCTTAACTTTGGCAATGGATTACTATATGCATGTCTCGTAGAGGCCTTTAGTTATTTGAAAGGTCCGCAAGATATGCTACAACTATACGAACAAAAGTATCAAACCGAAGTACAGAAGTTTGGTCAAGAACAATTAGGTCGAAGAAGACGTGACGATTATACAGATGGAGAACCTCGTATACCCGTTCCGGCTCAGACACCCTAAGGATTAAAATATGGCAACACTAACAACTAAAGTAATAGAAGAAATCACACTAAACAATAATAGTTATAACAGCGAAAGATCTTTGGATATTTCAAGTGTTAATGAAATTGTTAAAAGAATAGTAACCATTTCAACTACTGAAACAGGGTTACTAGGTTTTGCTACAACTTCTGCAACAGATTTATCAAAAAGTTATCTAGCAGGTCAGTTTGATGAAGACGATGTTAGATATATTAGAATTACAAATTTAGATTCAAGCAACCACATTACATTAACATTCAGAGATGAAGACAGTACAGAGTTTTGTATGAAGGTAGATGCAGGCCACTCGTTTATTTATCCTGGTGATAATAGTGGTGGAGTTAAAGATACTATGCATGCAGCTGGTTCTGCAATTACAGTATCATTAAACGATTTAGTCGATATCACAGCACTTGCTGATACAGATTCTTGTGATGTTGAAGTTTTTGTAGGGAGCGCTTAGGAGATAAAATATGGCATCAAGTTATACGGGTCTTGGTACAGAGTTAATGACAACCGGCGAGAATGCCGGTACATGGGGATCAACAACCAATACCAATTTACAAATCATTGAACAAATTTCTGGTGGTTATACTGAACAAGCTGTAAAAACTACGACTACCTTATCTGTTTCTGATGGATCAACAGGTGCAGTTCTTGGACATAGAGTTATAGAATTTACTGGAACGATGAGTGCTAATTCTACAGTTACTGTTCCTTTGGATATTCAACAAATGTATATTCTTAAAAATAGTACAGCATCATCAGGACACACTCTTACCTTTAAATATGTCTCTGGATCAGGTGACACAGTTGCTTTTGCAGCCACTGATAAAGGAACTTAAATTGTTTATGCTACTGCTAATCATGCAACTAATCCAGATATGGTTGATACAGGAATATCAACCAATACTCTTACAGGAGTAACTGGAGACATTACAATAGATTCGCCAGCAGATATTATTTTAGATGCCGATGGTGCTGATGTAATTTTAAAAGATGGTGGTACTCAATATGGTACACTAACTAACAGTTCAAGCAATTTACTTATTAAATCAGGATCAACAACTGCTGCTACTTTTAGTGGAGCAAATGTTACACTTGCAGGAACAGTTGGAGCTGGAGCAGTTACATCAACTGGTATTGTTACAGGTACAGGATTTACCGCAGGCTCTGCAGTTCTTGCAGAAGCAGAATTAGAATTATTAGATGGTTTAACTGCCGGTACAGCTATTGCTTCTAAAGTGGTTACAACAGATTCAAGTATAGATACAACAGGACAAAGAAATTTAACAATCTCTGGCGAACTAGACGCTGCAACATTAGACATTTCTAGTTCAATTGATATTGCTGGTGCTTCACAATTTAGTGGTGCAGTTACAGTTGGTGTTGATGACACAGGATTAGATGTAAAATTATTTGGTGCTTCTGCTGGTGCATATGCACTATGGGATGAATCAGCAAATTTACTTGATTTGCGTGGAGCGACTGCGGCAGGGCCGGGTAATTTAAAACTTACCACGGGTGAACTGACGGTTGTTGATGCGGATGTATTAGGAAAAATAGAGTTTCAAGCACCT